CCTTGCTGTCTATGTGTGTATTATAGCAGAATGGGAAATAATGGTCAACCTAGTGCCAAAGTGCAACTATTGTGGGATCTGTGACTTGATGTGGATTGGGACTGCCGTGGAACACAACCACAGCAGTGTCCGGGGCAATTGTGACCCCTGTGCCCGGTTTATGATGTCTACGGTATTTGAAATCGTAGCCGCCGTCCAGGCATTGCCAGCGATAGCTTTGAAAGTATTTGGTGTCAAAAAAACGCCGCTGACTCTGATCTATGTTTTTGGTTATGTAGTCTTGATCGCCTTGGCATCCTTGCCGGGCAACATCTATGCCTTGGTCGGAGAACCGTTGCCACAGCCAAGCAAACTTGTTGGTATTGAACCACATCACACTGGAATTGATTATGCTCACAGGCTGTTGAAGGTATTTGAAATCTTTGATCCCCCAAAGCAATGAGGAATCCAAGTGTGTGATCCAGGTGAGATCATTGACAACAATACAATCCAGGTCAAAATACAACATGTTGCCTTGAAATAGTGCAGGATTAAACAACTGCATTTTGTACCACCAACTTCGTCTGGGACCAGCAACGTCCGGCCATTCTGTCAACACATGTTTGATCATGTGGTCAGGCACCGGTCTGTCAGCTTCGGTATACACATGCATGCGTATGCCGCCAGGCAAGAATCTGGTCAACATGCTGTGTAGTTTTTCCACATATTGCCAGTCATAACCGGTGCTGTGTATCACACAAGCACAGTCAGTTATGCCGTCAGCGCTGATTCTATTCGTTTTAGCCATAGGCCTTGTTGTATTTCTTCCACAGTGTATTCAGTGTGGCATATTTGTGTGAGCCACAGATCTCTGTCAACAGTGTAGGGTTTTTCCAGGTCAGCATAATCAATTGCCACAGCATGTGCTAGACTGGATGCATCCACCACAGGTCGTGCCCCTGCTATTGCAGCTTGTATGCCAGGACCTGAATTGTAGTTGACCACAGCATGACAGTCGTAGTGCATGTCATAGCTGTCGTATGACCCAGCAACTTTGTTGGGCCTTTCAACGGTGACTCCCGGGGGCAAATGGTCCAGAACCAGAACTGATCTAGGGTGTGGACGAATTACGATGGGTCGGTCAGACACCTTTTTGATTTGATCTATTTGATTCTGAATCCAATTGGGTTCAATTGATTCCACTTGCAAACTGTGCTGATGTTGCGCAGCGATAATGATTTCAGGGCGTGGCAGCAATTGAGTAGCAAGACTTATCTTTAATTTACGTGGACGATCCCAGTCCAGATTCTCCTGATGGCCGTAATAGCCTTGTGCGTTCACATGATTCACTGCAATCTTCCAGGTATTGCCACGATACAGCGCACCTACTTCTATTATGATAACTGGTTTGTTTTGCGATCGGTAGTGCTCGTATACTGCTTGATTTGCAAACAAGCGACCGTGCCACAGCACACTCCATATCACAGCAGCATCTGCTGTCATGGAATTTTCTTGTGTTTGTATTTTGACAGCCTGACAATAATCCAAAAAAGAATTCATTATTGACTTGCCATTCAGTGCCACTTGCAAGGGAAAATAAGCTAGAGATTTGATCACAGTTAAATATTTAACTATGTTAATGCCACCACTCCACGGAAAGTTAGATCAATCCAATTTCTTTATCTATGCTGCATGCGACCAGGATTACTTCAACGACTTTGGTCCTGCCTTGATCAACAGTGTGCTACAAAATACTCAGTTTGGTGTGCATTTGCATCTGTACAACCCCACACCAGAACAGATTGCTTATTGTAAAAATCACAGTCGTGTCAGCGTCACTCACGAACATGCGCCTGTAGAATTGTTTGATGTGTGTGCCAGCCAATGGGCCACTACACCCGCAGATCCTGAACTTGCAGATCGACATCGGCGAATTCTCACTGCAATGACCAAAGGCAAGGACACCAGCATTCAGCAACGAATACAACGCACGTATTTTGCTTCAGCAAGATTTGTTCGGCTGCAACAATTGATTCAGCCCGGCACTCAGACCCTGGCCATAGACGTTGACGCTGTTGTTAGAAAAAACTTGCCAGCACTGAGTGCTGCTAGAGATTTTTACATACACTATATCTCAGGTCGCAAAGCCAGATATCTTGCAGGCGGATTGTATCTAACTGGAAATACTGGTGGTTTGGATTTTTTAAAAGAATACGCCGCAATCTTAAAAGCCAACATTGAAGCTGATAACTTGTATTGGGGGATTGATCAAGATGTGCTGCTGGATCTGGTTCCAAGATATTGTTGGGGAAATCTTCCGTCTGAATACATTGACTGGCAAATGCAAGAAAGCAGTTATATCTGGACTGCCAAAGGCACCAGAAAAGATCTAGCAGTTTTTGTCAACGAGAAGCAGAAATATATCGCTTGATTGCGGTCCAGAGTTTGCCAGATTTGACTTCATCATTTGACCAGTGTATGTTGGCAATTTTATGAATCCACTCTGACCTGTCCAGCAGCGGTGGCGTTTCTATCAGGCTGATATCATTGAACGCAACGTCAGCAGCCCAGCTGTGTACAGGATCTGATATGTATCCAGGAATCCCTTCAATGGCAGCCACCACATTGGGTGTTGAATTTAGCCCAATGGTACACCAGCAGTCCACCAGTGCGTCACGGATGTTTGCATGTTCTGAAATAGCGACCCCGTTGCTGTATTTCTTTTTTATTTTTTCTATTTGTTTAAGCCTAGCCCCGTCGCCTGGGTGCATGCGAATCATGATGGGCCGTGAGCTGCACTTGCGAATACGAGTGAGTGTTTTGTCCAACCACACTTCTTGATCAGTAAACATGTTAAAGCCCTTGGGGCGCTGGCAAAAAACAAGAATATGGTTGCCTGAAGTGCGCCAGGGTTTTAAACTGACTCCGTGCCAGGCACTGAACGTGTCCCATTTGTTTTTGTCCAGGCTGTCAAAGAAATAAGTTCCAGAATCTGGATACACTGATCCCAGACTGTATCTGTGCCATTCATGTTCTTGGCGGCCGTAGTGCAAGATATTGCTGTCCACAAACACTGATGGCGTTTTTTGCAGTCGCAATTGATCAATTATCTTTCGACGAAAGTTGTCCTCAAGAGTGTAGCCCAACACAAATCCTGCGTCTAATTTGTGAGTGGGCAAACTGTTGTTGCGAAATTCCACAATGGTGTCTCCTTGAGATCTAACACCTTGTGCAAAGTTGTCCATCAGCATGACTTTGTTTGAGAACTTGGCAGGATTGCTTATGCTGTTGTAGAAAATTCCTACTTGCATTTCCAGTCCTTGGATTTGGTCATTGATATATTGCCTTCTTCGGGCAAGGTGTTGCGACCCATCAGGTATGTGCTGATTTGTATGGGAGTTATAAATTGGTTGATTGCATTGTCAGCAGGATACCAGTAGGGTTTGTAAAACTTGACCAAGCCCAGAGCAGCGGTAGGAGTGATTGCGTATCCACTGGCTCCGGGCATGCTGAAGTTTTGCCACTTGCGAGCAACTGCAGGTCCAGTGGGGTTTTCCAAATAGGTCTTTTGTGGATCACTCATGTAGGAACTCTTGCCCAGGCTGAGAATCAGCACACCCTCAAACTCCACAGGAGTGTATCCTCGATAAAACTTGACATCATCTTCAAAAATCATAATGGGTTCTTGCAGATCTATACATTTTTTCCAAAGACCGTAGTGGCTGTAGAAACAACCAACCACGCCCGGGCGACTCAGTTTGCCTGCGCCGTCGTCGCCGATCAGTTGTCGTTCTATGATTTGATATTGATGTTTTTTCAAAAACTCTTGATAAAGTTCCGGACGAATCAACTCTTTGATGTCTTCTTTGCTCAGCACACGATTCTTGATGCTGTAAGGATACAGTGTTTTTTTGGCTCTTGCTGCCAGGGCAACTGCCTTGTCGCCAGGTATTCCTTCAAACAGTTCAGCGTCAATGTTGTACTCGCGAAGTTGATCCAGCATGAGTTTAGAGTGTTGAACACTGTGTTCTCGTTGGGGGAGGTAAATTATAAAGGCTTTCATTGCAAATAAATAATGTTAGTAGTTTATTTATAACAAGGAAATGTTGGTGCAAGATACTTTTAGCTCATTGGATCTGGGTTACAGACAAAGCCGCAGACATGCTGGATCATGGTTATGGCCCAATGAAGATGTCTGGGCTTGGAAATGGCTCAACAAAATTGGACACTGGGACTTGCCTGTTCAAATATCAAATCTTTGTGAAAACAAAAGTCTAGTGATCCAAGCTGGCGGTAATGCAGGACTTTATCCCAAACAATACAGTAAAATATTTCAAACAGTTATAACACTAGAGCCAGACTACAGAAACTTCACATGCCTGTGCCACAATGTGCCAGAACAAAATGTCATAAAACATCAGGCCGCAGTTGGTGACGTTGAATCGTCAATTGAGCTACAAACCAATGCCAGATGGAACGAAACCAACACCGGAGCATTGAAAATAAAGGGCCCTGGCACTATAAAACAAATTACCATTGACTCATTGGAGGTTTGCCCGGACCTGATACACCTAGATGTAGAAGGATTTGAAGCACATGCACTGTTAGGGGCACAGTTGACCATCAACAAATGCCGGCCATTGATTGTGCTGGAAACCAACGGCAGTGGAGACGATTACGGTTGGCCACAACACAAGATTGACGAGTTGTTAAAATCTTGGAGCTATGAAATTTATGTAAAATGGGATCATGATACAGTTTACAAATACATTGGATAAAACTATGAGAACCTTGGAACAACTCAAAACAGATTTCGTTAACTTGACTATTCAGCCCACAACCTGGTTAGGTGACAGTCCAGATCGATTTGACACCTACACAAGATATGCACAACAGGTAGATCGTATTGTTGAATTTGGTGTGTACACCGGGTTAAGCACCTGTGCTTGGTTAACGGGCAAACCAAAATATCTTCGCAGTTATGACATCACTGATGAGAACTTGTCTGTGCTGGCAGAACTAACACACAATGCCATACAACACAACATAGATTTTGAATTCAATATTGGCAATAGTTTAGAACTAGACATTGAACCATGCGATTTGTTGTTTATTGATACTGTACACAAACGACCTCACTGTCTAGCAGAACTCAACCGTCATTCAGAAAAAGTAAGTCAATATATTATACTGCATGACCCCAGTGAGTGGCCTGGAGTGTTTGAAGCTGTAATTATATTTTTGCATGGTAATCGACAATGGCACATTGTGGAACACTGTAACAAGAATTCTGGACTACTTGTGCTAGAACGTTATGCTTAATGTTGTGTGCTTGTTACGGCAAGGCGGCAAGGTTGGGTATGATGCTGAGTGGGTGGCCAAACTCCAACGTAGTGTTGAACGTAATCTAACACTGCCACATCGATTTGTTTGTTTCAGCGACTGTGCGGTGTCTTGCGAACGAATAGAACTGTTGTCCGGCGATCATGGTTTCTGGAGCAAGATGCAGTTGTTTCGCCCTGGTATATTGTCTGGTCCAACCTTGTTCTTGGACCTTGACACTGTGATATGCAGCAACTTGGATCATGTGATGGCTAGACTAACAGACCAAAAGTTTGTCATGTGGCATGAAGCAGACAAGAACATACACTCAAGTGCTTTTATGTATTGGCAAGGAGATCACAGCTATTTGTGGAGCCTATACCAAAGTCAACCCCTGGCACACTGGCAATCGTTATACAGCTCTCCGCCCTTGTATGGTGACCAAGCCATTATCAGTGAACACACCAATCACACCTTGTTGACTGATCACTGCCCTGTGGATTGGTTTCACATAGCGTCACGCAAAGACGCAGCGCTGGATCTTAGCGCAGTAAAAATATTGATGTTTAGAAAAGTATCTCAGAAACCCAGCACCATGAGTCATCATGCCTTGGTGCAACAGCACTGGGTTTAAATTTGTCTTTGCAAGCAGTATTCAGTTAAGATACGTTCTCTGTGCCATTCGTTGCCTTGCGGCGTATCAGCAAACTCCTGAAAGCATGGCGTGCCAAGTGTGTAGTGCAGTAACCTGGCGTCGGTATTGGGCCCGTATTCATCGGGCAACCAGTTCCATTCAGGAGATAGAGCACCTATACGGTCGTCGTCTATCCACGAGAAGCGGTGGAGCTCACTGCCGGTGCTGTGTTGGACGAACTCGGGAGTAAGTCGCCGGTTAGGAAAGCTAGCACAATTCCACAAAATAACACTACTCCAATTTTTTCGAGGATAGTCTTCATTTTTTGCTCCTAGGTATTTTACAGGCATACGAGTTTTGTAGTCATGTTTGACCACCTGCACGTCCATCTTGGGATCTCGCAGTGCCCAAAGTTCAGCAATATCGCCACGCACAATCATGTCACCATCTATAAAGATAGCATGACCAGTATACTCCATTAGATACGGCACAAGAAAACGTGTGTAGATAAAATGATTTGATCCGTCTGTGTGTGTTTCTGCATAGTCTTGAAACAGATTCAAAGCCACAGGCACAATGGCCACAGGTTGTGAACTGTTTCGAATGATACTGTTTACACAGGTATGATACGCAATGGCTTCTCTGGGATCATAGCCCACAAATACAGGAATTGGCTTCATTGGCGTTCTATGTCTTCTTCGACGCAGTTGTCGCCATACTGAATCTCAATCAGTTTTAATGGTTGATCAGTTTCGTTGCACAGCTGATGCCATTCGCGACATTCAATAAAGGTGTGTTCATGCACATCTAGATAACACTTGACGTCAGGATCTGTGCTGGATTCATCCAAGGTGTACACTGTGGCAGTGCCTTCGGCCACAAACCAAAACTCTGCACGTTGATCATGGCGTTGCATGCTCAAACAGGTTTTGGGCATGACCGTGAGCTCTTTGAGCTTGGTGTTGGCACCCACTTCGTGCAACACACGATAGTATCCCCAGGCTCGACTGGTTTTGGGGGCCTTCCACTCTTGCAGAATCCAGCTTGAGCTGTTCTTTTTATCTTGGCCGCCAACGCCAAACGCAAACTCCACGTTGGGTACACGCATTTCGGGAATGTTATCTTGTGTGCGATCACCACCATTGGCAAAGACAATTTCATGACCTGGATGTAGTTGTTTCACTGCTTCGATTGCAGCACAACTTGATCCGTCTGAATCATCAAATTCAATAACTCGATCAACCACATGCATGGCTGCCACAACAGCAGCACGTTCAGACCAAGGCATGAATGCTGACCCTTTTTTGCGGCGCAACCAAGCGTCACTGTTGAGGCCAACATACAGCTTGTCACCTAGTTCTCTAGCAGCAGAAAAATAAGCAATGTGTCCAGAATGCACAGGGTCAAAACCCCCGGTTACTAATACAATTTTCATACTGGTATTTACAGTGGCCAAGTGTTAGACTGAAATATCTTCCATGCCAGCAGTTCTGAGTTTCACAATGTGTCCCATTTGCCACTGCTTGGTTTCCAGACCCTTCATGATGCCCAGCCAGCGATTGCGCAGAAATGCCACTTCGTTGATAATAGTTTCGTAGTCAATGACTTCGTCCTCACCATCCACATACTTTTCAGCATCTCTGCTGGTCAGTGCTCTGGGATAATTTTCTAGATATTTCTGAAAGTGTTTTCTGCGTATCTTGCGCAACTGGATATTGAGATAGTTTAGCACTGCCTCAATTTCCTGCAACTGATAAAATCGCTGTTCAGTCGTGCCCGGCAACTCTTTGAGATTACGTTCTACTACTCCAGCAATAATACAATCTCGTTTGGCTGAGATTATTTCTGATTCGTAATGAGTTATAAAGTCAGGTATCAGTGATAAGTCTGCAACTACCCGATTATACCACATTTAATTTTCCCACTTGTCGTCTTCGGATTCGTCAGTGTCTTCGTATTCAACTTCGTCATCATCTTCATAACTTTTATCGTTGTCAAGATAGGCTGTGAGCGCACGTTTGATATCGCTGTCGCCCTTGAAGGCATCTTTGATATCTTCCACAGTGCAGTCATTGTCAATGAGAATGCTCAATACAGTTTCTGCTGCTTCGGCTCGGTCCACAGTGTTAACATAGCGTTTGAGTTCGCCCCAAATTTCGCTGGCTACTGATTCAATCATTGGTTTTCCTCCTGTTCAATGTCAGGAATACTTACCTCGCTCTTTTGATTGGCAAAGTCTTTCATAACAACATCCAAACAACCATCAGTATTGGCTTCCCAGGCCTTGCGGAACTTCTTGATAATTTCACCGTCGCTGGTGGTAAACACCAAGCTATTGCCTTCACGCTTGAGTAGGCCTTTTTTCTCAATGAGATCAGTAAGACCCGAATACGGACTCATGCCTGTTGTGTAAGGAATTTTGACCTGCACACCTTCAAACGGCTTGGCATATCGTGTTTTCATGATCTTGCAGGCAGCACGAATACCGTTGACTTCAGAAACTTTGTTGCCTTCTTCGTCTTCTTTGAGCTTAAGTTTTTTCATAGCAACCACGATAGAACTTGCGTAAATGAAACCCTGTCCTCCGGAGATCTTGTCATCGGGATCAAACATGTCTTGACTGGCATAGGTGTGGTTGGTACAAACCATGCCAACGTTGTAGCTGCCAAACATGTTCACACAGTTACGAACCAAGCTGGTAAGTGCTTTGGGTTTACGACCCAGGTCACCCTTCATTTCGCCTGCTTCAAACTGATTCACATCAGTAGGAGTAAGCAACATGCCCAGACTGTCGATAACAAACATGACCTTGGGGCGTTCACCATCCGGTAGTGCCTTGTAGTCGCTCATGAATGTGGCAATAGTCTTGGCCACATCGTCGATCATGGCCATACTCAGCTTGAGCAATTTGCTTTCTGAGGTGTCTACACCCAAGGCCTGCAACCAAGATTCGTCCAGCGCATTCTCGCTGTCGACTAACACCACAAAGATACCTTGTTCTTGTGCGTTCTTCACAATGTTTCCTGAACAAATGTAGCTTTTGCCTGCACCAGAATCTCCGGCAAACACAGTGACCTTGCCCAGTGGAATACCACGGTTGAAGTCTCCTGAGATCAGATAGTTCAAGGCATAGTTGCCTGTGCCAACCCAGTCAGTTGGATCGTTGAATCCAATGCTAAGGCCGTCGATGCTCTTGGTGATTTCCTTGCGGAACTTGCTTATGTCAAATGGTTTGCCCATGATTAATGCCCTTCTTTAAATTTGTATAAGTCTGTAAAAATTTTACTGCTGTCAATGTTTCTTCGTTGATCCAACTCTTTTATCTTGATAAACGATCCTGCTAGATCTTTTTCAAACGGTTGTTGTATATAACTCAACATGTTTTTGTAACTGTCTTCGAGAAGATACCCAGGATGGTCATTGACTCTCTGTTGTATCTTGCTCTTTAAGAATTGTAACACATGTTCTGGCAAATGTCTAATATTTAGGTATTCTGGACTCAACAGTGCTCCAATTATAAAACTGTTGTTGTGGAACCCCAGATGTTTTAGATAGTCTACACAATCAAATACAGAACGGTAGTTTAACAAAAACCAAAGCATGTTGAAACTAATTTTATGATCAAGCTGTTTTATTTTTTGTAAATTTTCTAAAAAATCTTCCCAGCGGCCGCCGTATCTTATGTATTCGAACTCATCAGCTGTGGTTTCCACACTCACAGTCCAGTGTACATTGGGAAATTCACAAATTTTATCAAACACTCGAGTATGAGTTTTGCTCAGGTTAGTATTGATTCGAAGATTTACATTGGGATTGGTTTTTTGCAGTAGTTCTAATAGTTCTAAATTTTCTTTCATCAACAAGGGTTCGCCGCCGGCCATGTATACATGTTTAAGCGTGGGCGCATGGTCAAAGATATATTGTTTAAACTGTGCAAGCTGTTCAGAATTTGGACGAACCGCCGGTTGGTTTAATTCATTGGCCCAGCGACTGCTAAATTCTGAGCTACAATACACACAAGCAAAATTACACAAATTGGTCCATCGCACATCAATGGTTTGTAAGTTGTGTTGATCAAGTTGATAAGTGCTTAGTGGTATTTGTTTGAGTTCTCTTATGTAAAAAATTCTATCACTGATGATATCAAAACTTGTTTTGTCAGCTTCAAGATCATAACAAGTGTGACAAGTTTTTCCAGGCTGGTTGTTCAACATGCGTTGTTGGGTGTCAAGATTAATATCACTGTGTAGAATTTCTTCAATGGTATTATGTTTAAGATTACCTAGTTCTCCAGCACTACGAATACAATTTTTTACCTTGCCGTCAACATTATACATCAATCCAGTCCATGGCATGGGACAAAAATTCCGATTGGTTAACACATCTTTGGGAGTCACAACGGTCCTAGGTTAATGTCCGATATACGTAAATTCTGTATTCGAGCTAGTTCAAAAATATCAATCAAGGTGTTGGCCCAATTGTCAACATCAGCTGCTGGAGGTACAGTTTTATCAGGACTTGTGGCTATGTTTCCTGGACGTACAATAGTGAATCTGATGTCAAGATCTCGACTTCGTAGTTGTCGAACTGATTCTTCCAGTGTAACTTTTTGTATTCTATACTGATCCATATCCAGCCCAGGAAGACTTGATACCGGTGATTGTGTCATTTGAGTACTGATCACCATGATGTGTTTTTTGGTGCCGCGCCATCGATCGGCCATTGCAAATAGCAATTCAGTCTGGGCATAGCCTGCCTGTGCGTTGTTAATAAACAGGTCACAGGATTGTATCGCGTCGGCCATTTTTGGTATCACTCGGATGTTATGGCCTGTGCGCCGACTCAGTCGTAATACTTCATGTCCAAGTGCTTCGTATTTGTTGCCCAGGGCCTGGCCAATTCCTGCTGTGCCGCCAGTGATTGCTATCTTCATTTGAAATAATCCCATAGTTTGATGCTGCGCAACTGATCCTGTTGACATGTCCACAATTGCAATTCAACTGTGTTATCTCGATCCTGTGCCACAATATTTTTTAATACATCAGGAACATCAGCTGTCCTTGTAAAATGATTACTGTATTTTACATTCAGCACGTCTGGTTGTGCTACCAATGCCCAGGAGTGATCAAGTCCCTGTTCTTTAGCATATCCAAAAATATTGTTCAAGTCACCAATATTCAAAGCACTCACAGTGGTCCAGGTGTTTAATTCTTGTATACCCATTTTTTTGTATTCGTTCAGATTCTTTTCAAAGTCATTCCATTTTATAGGCCAGCGTACATAATCATGCACACGGCCGATGCCGTCCAGGCTTACTGTAACCGTCACATGCACATTGTTGTCTAATAGCTGTTGTATTTCTGGTATGACCTTGGAACAATTGGTGTTGATCCTGACACTGGTCACTGATGACGGAATGTTTTTGAGTATGTTGCGATAATTTTTACTAGCACTGGGTTCGCCGCCGTTGATGTCTAGATGTATCACTCGTTCAAGAGGTAGCTGCCAAAACGCCTTTGAATTGTCTATCATAGGATAGTCATTGGATATTAAACTACCTATTTTTGTACTTAGATTTTGATTGCAGGATTGACAAGCACTGTTACAAATATTGTCCAATACTCCGCCAACTGTGAGATAGTTCAAACGTGTTTGTGTTTTATCAAATTCTATAGCATTGAGTCTTATGCTGGTGTTGTTGATTTGTTCTGTTTGTTGACATCGCACACATTCCTTGGGCCATGTGTCTGAGTTGCTTTTGATATCAGCTAGCCAGGCACTTGAATCCATTTGTTCTAGTGATTCAAACTGTGGAGGCGACACCATGTGTCCGCAACGACTCACTGTGCCGTTGGGATTAAAACGTACAAAATGGTCAAGTCTTGGGCAATACATGGTCAATTACAAATGCGTGATTGGTGCGATAGTGTTCTACCAGTTCGGCCCATGTAAATTCGTTGCCAATTAGATCCAGCAATATTTGATCTAGAAACAGATATAATTCTATGATTTTATCATTTTCAAACAGCCGATTCATAAACTGATCGTCTGGAGGCTCCACACCTGCTTTGTCGTTCCAGGCTGCCACTGATCCTATGTCTTCAAAATTTCTAAGTCTAATTTTGGTATTGACCCCAATGTGCTTGCTTAAATTTACTAGCCAATAAAACTGCGGTAGATAATGACTATTTAGAAATTTGTAATGTTTTGCAAACCAAAATGCTGTAGCAGGATCTAAATCAGGGTGATCGCGTTGAAAATGTTGTAGGTAGGTGTTGACCCCACTGACATATCTATCTTTGGGATTACGAACATATACATCAACAAATTTTAAAGATTCCAGTTGTTGGTTGACCAGCACCGAGAGATTGTCTCTTCTGGCAATGCCTCTCAAACTGCTGCTTCCATTTTTCTGAATCAAGTAAATCCATTGAGTGTGAAGTGGCATCTCTACCACTTCACACTGATTTGGAAACAACTCTGTATATAGAGGAGTTTGCATTACTTGGCTTGGCGAGCCCTAATCATAGCCAGAATGTCTTCGGCCTTTTGATTGCCGCCTGCTGGTTTGGTGATAGGTGCAGCGGCTGCTTCTGCTGCGTCATCTTCCCAGGCAGGGCTAGATGCCACAGGTTTTGCCACAGGTGCAGTGCGAGCCACAGGTGCTGCTTCTGCATCATCATGACTGGCAGCAGCGCCACCAGGTGCATTGACACCAGCAGGACGGAAATACTGACCCCAACGCTCTGTGTCGTAGGGCTGACCATCTACCGATGCTTCAAACATTTCCTTGATTACTCGGAGCTCAACATCGCCAGGTTTCTTGGGCAAGAATGTGCTCAAGTCAAACAAGCCGTGTGCATCAACGGCTGCTTGCTCGGTTTCAGTCAAGGCCGATTCCTTGCGAGCCCACTTGCTGGTGTTGTAGTCTGCGTAACCACCCTTTTGGGTCTTGGCAATGCGGAAGTCCAGGCCACGCAAGGTGTCGGTTGGCAATTCTTCCAGTTCTGGATCCATCAGTGCGCTCTTGATCAGAGTAAACAACTGAGGGCCAATGATAAACTTGCGGATTGGATTGTCCGGAGTTTTGTCGTCACCGATGGGATTTTCACGCACAAAACCCTGCATGATGTAGCTGCGCTTTTTCCAGTACTTGCGACCCATGTCTTCCAGACTCTTGTCCTTGAACCAGGTGCGTACTTCTGCCAAGATTGGGCAAGCATCGCCCCACATCTCAACGCATGGCACCTGTACCATGACTTGTTTGGAATCCATCTCACCTTTGACGCCATTGAATGGCAGTCGAATCATGGCTCGCTCTGCCCAAAAGAATGTGTTTTTGTTGTTGCCGTCGGGCAGGAAGCGTAGTGTGGCTGCTTGGCCTTCTTCCATGTTCCAGTGCGGGTAAATTGACTTGTCGCCACCGCCTGTGTTGTTAGAACCTTTGTTCTCTGATGCCTGTAAACGGGCACGAATTTCTGCTAAGGATGCCATATTGTGTTGCCTTTCTTGTGCGTTAATATGATTAAAAAATTTAAGACTTGCTTAAATGCTGCCTACAAGGTTATTTTAACACAGCTTGTCTGTGTTTCCTACCACTAAAGGTAGCGAACTTTGCCTATCTAGTTGTTTACGGAAGGGCATGCCACTACATGCTCTTCTTTGTTTTATTTATGTTATTTGATCAAGGCCAGAGATTTAATTCTCACCAAGGGATCCTGTTTGCCCTCGCCTACCACAGGAGCCATTCCGCCTGCCACAGTGCCCATTTCGTACATGCCGCATTCCATGAGTCCGTGTTCGGGGCAGTATTCGCCTTCTGTGGTCATGTTGCAACTGCCTTCAAGTATGCCCAGGCCTACAGCCGGAAAGGCGGCACCCATGGCCATGTTCTGAGATTTTTCTGTATCCATGGGATCAATCTCTTCATTTGCAGTCGGCGCAGCAAATCCGCTCATGACTTCAAATGTAGAGATTGGATCAGCTTCTGACACTGGCGGTGTTTGTTTGAGTTTCTGCGCCTTTTTATATTCTGCATCTGGATCTTTAAATCCTTGATCGCCCAGTTTATGGCCAGCGTATGCACCTGCGGCTGCGCCTGCTAGTGTGCCCAGTGCAGGCACCACACTACCCAGTGCTCCGCCTGCTAGGCCTCCTGCAATTGCACCTTTCCAGCCTTCGTCTAGGCCACGGTCTTGTGCAAAACGGTCTGAGACCCATTCATAGGGATCGCCATCTCGACCCTTTTTTGTACCATATGGCATGTCATCAAAGTAGTAGTCATACAATGCATGGAACAAGTCATCACTCATTTCGCCTGATGTTTCAAAATCACGCACTTCTTTACCAAAGCGATTGGAAATGTGATCCAATGTGCTGCCGGTAGAATCTGTAAGTACGCCTTCCACTACAGGTAATCCAGCTGCCTTGCGCATGGCATTGAGTTCTTCTGCCACACCTTGCTGACTTAACATATCAATTGCTTGTTTGGCCACTTGTGCCATCATTTCTGGATCGCCTTCTGCTTCAACACCTTGTTGACGCATCAGTTGATATGCTTTGCGAAGTGTTTGATCTTTGCTACGTTTTACATGATTGAAATAGTCGCCTAGTTCATCAGAAACGTTATCAATCATGTCTTCGCCTGCTTGAGCACCATTGTAAATATCTTGTATCACTGACAACACAGCACTTCTAAGATCATCCGAGCCTTCAGCCACGGGTTGCTGAGGTGCCGGTGCAGCGGCAGGATCAACTGGTGCTGCATCGCTCTCAGCACCAGCAGGTGCTTGTGTTTCTGTTTCAATGCCCAGTTCACGTATACGATCCATTACTTCAGTATCATTCCAGACATTGGCTCTGGGATCTCTGTCAGCTAACTCGCTCAGTCGATCAAACAAGATATCATCACCTATCAAGTCATACAGTTGTTCTGTGGCATTGGTAGCATCAGGTCCCACAATGAGTTCTGTGGTCATAAGCTGCTTGAGCTTGTTCAATTGTTCTGGTGTTTCAGGCAAACTCCAGGTGCCTTCTGTTAGGCTGTTGATCCAGTTTTCAAAAATTTGTGCTTCTTTCATAGCGTTTCCTTGTTGTTGTATTCTGGCCAACAGCGGCAGTGCTGCCTCAATTCGTGTGTCCAGGGTCTGTTCAATGAACAGTGTTTTGATATCTTCCACCAGATCTTGTTGTTCGTCAATGGTGGCAGGATGCCAAGTTTCAAAATACGCACTATAGCCACGAGGGCTAGCCATGCGTTTGATATTTTCACGCAGACTTTTGTAGTAGGTCTGCGCTTCAGTGACCAATTCTTTTGTGCTGCCTTCCAGCATACGGCTAGCACTGGCACGGTTGAAACGACTCAGCGTGGCAATTTCCATGACCATTTCGGCAATGTGTACGCCGCGCACATCGTAAGGATTGCCGCCCTGACGCACATGTTCCAACATGGCACGGCCGCCTGCTAGGTTCTTAAAAGGCAATCGAAATCGTTGACTATCTGCTGTTTCAATAAACAAACTTTCCACATAACGAAAACGTGCATCTGCTTCGCCCAGCACACGATTGTGTTTGATCATGAGTCTGGCTTCTGTGGGTTTGCCGGCATAACTGATTCGGCGTGTGCCATAGTAGCCTTCAAACAGGCCTTCTTGTATGGCTGCAAGTCCTTGCATGGTGTGTTTGAGCTGGTTCAGGTCTTTGGCACTGTAGGTCCAGCGATGCATTCTAGCAAACTTGCTGAGATGCTGCTGAAAATCAAAGAACTCGTCTTTGTCGTCGCCTTCCATGGCTCTGCCCAGATTGTCACCGTAAAACACTTTCATGTCGTTTTCGGAGTCCAGCACAACAACCATGGTGCCGTAGTTCTTGCCGCTGCTGCTCACATAGTCAAATGTGAATGTTTTGGCTTCTCCCGAGTCTGATGGTTTGCCCTGTCGATCCAGCATTTCTGGGGAGAAATTGCGAGTAACCAGTAGGTTATCCAGCTGTGTTGAAATATTCTGTTCTTGTGCCATGATAGTGTATTTAGCGCATGATGCTGATGAACGGCAGTGGTTCGATCAGGTTGTCTGAGTGATCTTTAAGATGCGAGTCCAGATCAGAATGGTAGGTTTGCAGCAACATCAGCATGCGTGTGACCAACAAGCTGGCCATCACAAGATCGTCTGTTTCGCCTGGTTTGGCTGCATAGCTGGTGCCGTTGGCCACAAAACTTTTGAGTTCAGTCAGCAAGGGTTTGCTGTAGATCTTCATACGGCCAGATTCTATCAGGATTTTCAGTTTGCTACAAGCGCTGATTTTGCTTTTGTTGGTGGTGGTAAATCCCTTACGGATTTTGCGGCCACTGCTGCCCTGCACACTGTTGTCACTTAGGAAATAACCCGGAATATTCTCTTCTCCGTACTCGTTGATGCTTATCAGTGCTGCTTCGCCAAGCGTGTTGTTTTCCACAGAATAATAAATGCTTTTGTTGTCTTTGGTCACGGCATGTATTTCTTTCACAATATCTGCTAGAATTTTAACTTGTGTGGGCACATCAGTTTTGTTGTGCCGCCATTCTGCCACTTGCTCAGTAGATCCTGCTTCAAACACTTGTATAGCTGCGGGGTCGCCGCCTGTGCCTAGACTGGGATCCAGTGCAACAATGTACATTTTGTGTTTGTGTATGGGTTTGTACCAGCGTACTTGTCCAGACTTGTGAGTGGGTTCAATGCCTTCCAATTCCAGCAGTTTCAGCGGCGATATTAGTGTTTCGTCGTTGATAACAAAATCGCAATCCATTTCTCGACGAAAACGTTCTTCGCCCAGCTGGGATCTTTGCTCTGCTGCCCAGACTTCGTCTCGGTCTGGGTGCTCACGCCAGAATGCACGAAATGCTTTAAAGCCATTGACGCCAAGTCCGTTGGCTCGTTGATTTCCAAACTCATCTTGAGTCTTTAACGCACCTTTCCAGATATAGGCAAATTGATCTTCGTCTGAGTTTGGTGTCGAAGTAATAATAGCTTTACCACCTGTGCTGAGTGTGGGAGTGATTGACGTCCAAAACTCTTTGGCAATGCTGGGTCTCACAAATGCAAACTCGTCTAGGTACAACAGCGTAATACTCATACCGCGACCAGTGTTCTCAGTTGTGGTCTGCGATACAATACGTGAGCCGTTGTCAAACTCTAGTGACCCTTTGTTGTAGCTGGTGGCACCTGCTCTGATATGATTAGGGCACAACTCATATGCATAACGAATACGCTGCATGATTTCTTGTGCGCCAAGGTATTTGTGTGCTGCTATCAGAATAGTTGCGTCAGGCACAAACATGGCATACCACAGCAGGTAACCCGCAGCACTGGTGCTCTTGCCTGTTTGTCGCGGCATCAGCGAAATTGAAAACCTGTTGGAATGATAGTTGTTGATCAGTCTTTTCTGATACTCAAAAGGATGGTACAACATCTTGCCTCGAGTGGGATGTTGGATGTAGAAGAAGTTGTCCATGAAATGCATGGGCCCAGTGACCGGATCCGCACATTTGGCAAAGTCCTCAAGTTCAGACTCTGAATATGTTTCTCTACGGTGCGGTGCTTTTACAAGTATTGTATCAAGTGTGTTTTTCGCGCCAATCATTTATGATTCTTTCTGCTAGCAGCTGATGCCCACGGGGGCCGGCGTGCATGTGGTCTCTTGCGTATTCTAATTCTTCACGACTCTTGGCAAACCATTCATGTGCATCGTAAGTCAAACATGCAATGCCCAGATCAGCACACAATCCTTGCACCGCCCATCTATTACGTGAGCTATTTAACTCTGCGTTACGATCATTTAGCAGCCAAGTTTTGACAAAATTGTCACGATATGATTCACATGATCCTCCTGAAGACATGTAGGTGCTGTGTGGTAGCACGGAATCTTCTGAAATCAAATCAAATCTGTGTTTGGGAGGGGCCACCATTACCACCAGTTTAGGGTGTAATACAGGCAACCAATACTGCGCCTGCATAAAGCATGTGTCTGCACTGGTACCAGCCCAGGCCAGATTGTAGTTTTTTAATCCTGTGGCTTGCGCGACCAGGTGTGACCAGGTAGCATGTTCAGGTAGGCCAATACCAATGGTATAACTGCAACCCAATGACACTATACTAGGTGCAGCAGGATCAAATTCTTCTGATCTAAATCCGTGACTGTTTATTTTGTAGGTGATTGCACCAGGCTGGTCCCACCCTTTGCTGCCAAAATACTCTTGATGCTTGGGCTCTTGCATGAGCCGTTGAAAATTTTCTTTGGTGTCTGTGGGCAACCATTCAGAGGTATGGCCAGCATACGGTATTCCAAAATGCCAAGGTGTTGTTATTTGCATAGAGTTGCTAGTTCAGGCCACAAACTTGTAAACTGTCCTTTTGAGTCTGGGTGGTACTGATTTTCAATCTGTTGAATATGCTGTGCAAACTGATGTTCAATATTGGGCCGTGGGTGGGTCACTGAACGATAGCTCTGCAATGCACGGTCAAAGAACAGTCGTTCAGCAGCGGTAGCAATGCCTGATGCATAAAAGCGCTCAATCTCAGCAGTTGCTTCGGCAGCAACTGCTGGACCATGCAAGAATGGATCAAGGTAGTCGGGTTGAAAAAGATTCTGCCATAGCACAGTGGTTCCAGTCTGTTTGGCAAACTCACGCAGTTCACAGATGCGTGTGGCATTGTATATGTTGTACACTGCATGTATGCCGCCTGAGTGTCCCTGTGTGGTCATTAGATTTTTGACCAGGGCAAGGTTGCGTTGTATTTCTTCCCAACCAGCGCCATAGCGAACATATTCTAATCTTGGGCCTATGTTGTCAAAGCTCATACTCCAGCCAACACGATTTCGTTTTGCTAGTTTTTGAAATATTCGATTGTTTTCAAGATCGCCGGTAAGATTGGTAATCAAGGTAACAACTGCATCTTTAGGTATCACGTCCAGCAAGCGATTATTTTCTGGCAGCAACAACGGCTCGCCGCCGACCAGAGCTACTTCGTGAATGTGTTCATAATGTTGCTCGATGAAGTCACACACTTGTTCGTAGTAGGGTCTAGCACCAGACTTGACAGGAATGCCTTTCAACGCGGCCCATTTTGAACTGCAATATTCCATACAATAGTTGCAACTTAGATTGCAAGTGGTGTTCCAACGAATATCAACAATAACTGGATAGTGATATTTGTCGCCGGCCTTGGCAAAATCAAAATTGGGATTGTCTCGGTTGTGCCAGGCTCGTTCAGAGTCACCGCCATGGCGCTCGGCTTGCACACAGTTTGAACAGTATTGATGACTTTGGCCCTGGGCAATGCTGCCACGAATTTCTGTCATCAAATCACTGTTGAGGATCTGTTCGATGGTCTGTGTGTTTAGATTGCCCAGCATGTTGGGGTCGCCAGCACAACAGGTTTTTACATCGCCTCGAGGATTGATATGCAGTCCACGCCAGGGGGCTGCACAGTAAAAATTCGTCATCCTGTATTTACAGGCGGATCATTGGCACCAGGATGTTTTGGCTTCGCCGTAGTATTCACGTGCAAATCCATTTTGTATCAGCAGGGCTCTGAGACTTTGCCCGTTGAGTATGACATCGCCTAGCACTCGGCCGCCGTATTTGTCCCAGTCCATGAGCACAACTTGTCGTTGTGAAGCCTGGGCAACGGCTGCTTTGGTAAATGCTGAGGCTGCTTCGCCACGCTGTGCTTCACTAGGGCATTGAGCGCGGAATCCTTTTTCAGGAGTGTCTACACCAAACACTCTGATTGAGAGTTCTTTCTTGAGTGGCGCAGGCAAAAAGTCTGCTTGAAAAGCCACTGTGTCGCCGTCTATGACTCTGGTGATCACAGCGTCATAGGTCACACCTGGTCGTTGTTTAGGTTGTGCTACGGCCAGCATGGGTACGATCAGCAAGAGTAGAAGTAGTTTTTTCATATGGGCATTTTTAAGGTGTGATTACAATAAGTTCACCTGTGGTGGGATTGTAGTATACTGGTGAGAATCCTGCAGGTATTGAGCCTGCAGTGGGTGCGGCAAAAGTCACACTGGTCACTGCTCGCACAGGTTTCACTGTGAATGTGTTGGCTGTGGTTTGATTCAGATTAGCACCTGTGGCATTGATGATGATTGAGTTGTTGGCTTGTGAAGTGCGACCAGCAAAAGTACCAACAGCTACTGAGTAGATACCTTGTGAAGTTTCTCCAGTGCCTGTTCCAATGGCCACAGAATAGGTGCCTTGTCCAGCCGATCCTGCAAGAGAACCAACCGCTGTTGCACTAGTGCCTTGGAAAGTTTGTCCAGCACTTGTACCAATGGCCACTGCGTTGTCGCCTTGAGCGTCATATCCAGCTGATGAACCAATGGCCACTGCTACACCGCCTTGAGTAGTGTTGCCACCAGCATTTAGGCCAATTGAAATGGATTCGACGCCTTGGCCTCCAGCACCAGCATTTTGACCCAGGGCTATTGCCGCATTGGCCTGGCCGTCAAAACCAGCATTTTGACCCAGGGCTATTGTGACGGGACCTGACGCACCATCTTTGTTGCCCAGCAGTGCCCAGGTTGTTCCACCTGGTGTGGCCACTGCTGTTAGGTTGCCCTGGGCATTGCCTACATACACAATGCTTGTGGCCTGATCTACCACAAGTTCGCCTGGTCTAGCGTTGCCGTTGTAGTTGGCCAGAGTGATCTGGGCACTGTCTTTCATGTCGGCACGTGAAATGCCGGTGATGTTGTCGTATGGTGGGGGTGGATTTGCCATGTTATTACTCCTTTATCATGTGCCAACCGGTGTTACAGTGACAATGACACTTGGACTTGCTGGAGATCCAATCACAACATTTGCTGCTATGGTCGGAAAACTAAAAACAGTTGAACTGGCGGCATAGGCCATTTCATAATAGTCGCCTACATTGGCCACATTGGCAAGAATGTTCCAACTCTGAACCACTTGAAGATTTTGGTCTAGTGTCACAAATCCTGCGCTAGCTGGAACTGCTGTGCCATTTTTCTTGAACCATATGTATCCCGAGGCAGTGGTACCACCACCTGCAATCTTGTCAACTTGTGCGCTGAATTGAATATTGTAAATTCCAGTTTTGTTGATTATGACACGACTATTGCTGGCGCCTGTTCCCAACACTACATTATTACTAAAGTCGGTGCTGTTAAATGTGAACCGATATTCAGTGTTGGCACTTGCTACAGTTTGTGTGGCATTGCTTGAAAATTGTCCGTATGCTGTAGTGCCGCTGCTGCTGATTGCAGTGAGTTGGCCAGCATTGTTACCAATGTAAAGTGCAGGAGGATCAACCACTAGATTAACAACTAGTTCACCCGGTCTAGCATTGCCGTCGTAGCCAGCTAATGTTTCTTGTGCGTTGTCCTTCATCACAGCACGGCTTATGCCTGTGATGTTGTCGTATGGTGGTGGTGGATTGGCCATGATCTAAATATTCTCAGTTGAATTATTTAGCAAAAAAGATTAACGAGGGTAGCCCCGGAAGGCGTTAACAGGGCTTTGACGATTTACCAGGGCGGGCTCTAGGCTGTTTGGAGTACTTATCTGAACTTTTTTAACAGGCAGGCCGGCCATTTTTAATGCTTGATCTATCACTGGTTCAACTGAGGCGTCAAAGCCGGCAACCACAGCGTCTTCGCCAAAGGCGGCTTTGGCTGACCAGGCAGGTAACTTATCGGTAATGCCATCTGT